TGTCCCTTCGCAGCGCGTGCAGTTTGCAGGAGGGGTGTAGGCGAAAGGAGTTGACAATAATTGGCGTCAAAAATTGATAAAGCATTAAAAGCAGCTCTGCCTGACGACGAAGCAGTCAGATCTGAATATGATCGATTGATAAAATTATTTAAGACAGCTCCGAAGGAGAAACTTGCTCTTGCTCGAAAGCTGCTCTCAAGAGCAGCCTTCTTGGCCGTAACGATCGATGAACTCGAAAGGGATATATCTGAAAACGGCTACGAAGATGAATACCGGAATGGCGAATTCCAATATGGAAAGAAAAAATCCGCAGCCGCAGAGTTGCACGTGTCGTACACTAAAAACTTACTAGCCGTCATGAAGCAGCTCAACGACATGCTCGACATCAAGAGCGGTGGCGGTGATCCCTTTGAAAACTTCTGATGTATCAAGTTTGATTTTATCATCCCAGGCTTATCGGTTTGCGGACGATGTTTTGTCCGGAAAGATAATATCCGGCAAAAGAAGAATACAGGCTTGCCAACGGTTTATAGACGACTTGGAGAAATCGCAAGATCCTCAGTACCCTTGGAGATTCGACATACAAAAAGCTTACCGCCCCATTGATTTCATGGAGCGGTTTCTTGTGCCCACAAAAGGCGATTATGACAAGATGGTATTGCAGCCCTGGCAACACTTTGTGGAAGCTAACCTATACGGCTGGCTGGATAAGAAAACTGGTTACAGGCGTTTTCGTGAAGGCCTGATTATAGTCGGATCCGGTAACGGAAAATCCACAATGGTTGTGGGCAATGCCACTTACATGCTGTCAAAAGACGGAGAAAGGGGACCGGAAGTCTATACGCTTGCGAATTCCAAGGAACAGGCAAGAATAATTTTTGAAGAATGCTCTGCCCAGATAAAAAATAGCCCGTTATTGTCAAAGCATTTGCGAATTACCCGTGACGGTATATATTACGATCCGGCCAACGGCAAGATGCAACCACTGGCGACCGATTCCCGGAACCTTGACGGTCGAAATGTTCACCTGGGCATGTTTGATGAAATACAGGAGTACACGCATTACAAGCTCATCAATGTCATAAAGGCAAAAACAAAAAAACGAAGACAACCCTTAATCCTATATATTACGACCCTGGGAACCGTAATTGACGGTCCTTTGATGGATTATTACATCCTGGGCGGCAAGATCCTCGACAATGATCCGGCAATCTCGAAGCGAGCATCCGACAGAATGTTTATTTACATTGATGAAATTGACGAAGAGGAAGACCCGGACGATGTGAGCTGCTGGGGAAAAGCAAACCCGAGCTTGGGGGTATTGCTCGATCCCGAAGACCTGATTGACGAGTGGGAACGGTGTAAACTGATACCTGCTGAACGGTCAAATTTCATAAACAAGCAGCTGAATGTCTTTACAATGGTGGACGAACTATCTTTTTTGGATACAAAGACTATCCGGGCGAATAATCGCACCCTCGACATCAAGACACTGGAAGGGCAGCTCTGCTACGGCGGTTTTGACCTTGCTGAGACAAACGACTTTTGCTCGGCCTGTTTGGAATTTCCATTGCCCAACAATGATTTCTTCGTGCTGGAGCACTCCTGGGTGCCAAGAAAGAAAATCAAAGAGGACAAGGAAAAGCTGGATTGGTTGAACCTTGAAAAGGCTGGAGTATTATCCTTTGTGGACAAGGATTATGTGGAGTATGAGCTGGTATTTGAGTGGTTTTTGAAGCAAAGAGAACTTTACAGGATAGACTCCATAGGATTTGACCCTGCGAAAGCGTTTATGCTGGTGCAGAAAATGACTCAAAGTGGTTTTGTTATGAACGAAGTTAGACAGGGTGAACTGACATTGACAAATCCGCTCGACAATCTCCGGGAGCGGTTTATCGACCGGAACATCATTCACAACAACAACCCGTTGTTTTACTGGTATTTAGGTAACGTAAAACTCACTAAAAGAGGGCCTAACGCCACTTATCTACCGACTAAACAGCACAAAAACCGAAAAATAGATGGTTTTGCAGCTTTATTAAACGCCCATTGTGAGTGGATGAGAAAACACCCAACATACATTGCCCCTGATAAAAAAGTATCAACAATAATCAAAATTTAAAGGCGGTGATGAAAATTTGAAGTTAATAGATTACCTGTTTAGGCGTAAAAAAGCAGCTTCACCGCCGACAACAGGCACGAGAGCGTTAATCCGCTCTTCTTTTTTGCCTCGATGGTTACGGGGCGATTATACGCTACGGAATAGCGAATTGATTTTTTCGGCAGTATCAAGAATATCAAATGCGCTGTCGGCCATGCCGGTCCAACTTTATCGCGGGTCTACAATTGTTAAAAATGACCTAAATGACATGGTGGGATTTGAGCCGAACACAAACATGACAAGCTGTCAGTTTTTCAAGACGATGGAGGCTTGCAGGGGAACGGAAGGTAATGCGTATGCATTGAAGGTATATGGACCCGATGGAACATTGTCGGGATTAAGACCGCTTGACCCTCTGAGAGTAAGACCGATACTCGAAAATGATTCCGGCGAACTATGGTACAGGATTACACCGGAAAAAGGACAAGACTATTATATTCATAATTTTTATGTAGTCCATGTGCCTTTTATATCCACAAACGGCTATTCGGGCGTAAATCCGGTGTCGGTGCTATTCAACACGCTGTCATACAACGATGAAATACAGACATTCAGCGCGGCACAGCTAAAAAAAGGTATCAATGCCCAGGTAGTCTTAGAAGCACCGGCGAACCTTGGGCAACAGCAGAAAACGGACATGATAAATGATTTTATGGAGACCTACAAGGAAACGGCGGGCAATATTCTGCTGTTGGAATCCGGGGTACAAGCGAAGTCGCTCAGTTTATCTCCTGTCGATACAGAGCTGTTTGAGGTTGAAAAGATAAGCCGTTCCCGCGTGGCAATGGTTTACAATATCCCGCCGCATCTGTTAGGAGATTATTCCGATACTTCTTTTAGTTCGCAAGAGCAGCAGATGTTAGAGTTCCTGATGCTGACGATGTTGCCGATTGTAACGGCTTATGAACAGGAGTTAAACAGGAAGTTGCTGAGCAAAGCAGAGCGAAGAAGAGGTTATCATTTTGTTTTCGACATGAACGCCATACTCCGGGCTGATGCAGCAACAAGAGCAGACGTACATCAGAAAGCTATTAGGGGCGGCTGGGAAACACCAAACGAGGCCAGAGTCGACTACGGGAGGGATAAAGACCCGAACGGTAACAAATTGTTAGTATCAAGAGACTTAACAACGCTTGAATACATGATTAAAAATCCAGACAAGGGGGCTGGAAATAAAACAGAAGGGAGTACGAATAATGACACTGTTTAAAACATGGGAACAACATTATATTAACGGTACGTTGCCCAAAGAGTGGCAAACATGGGGCGAGTGCCGAACATGGGCTATCAATAACCGATACAAAATGGAATACGGCTACAAAGGCGAGTTTTCCCCGCAAGGCTGTCTGAAAGCGATGCCCGGGTACAAGGAAGAGGAACCTCCGGCCGTCCCCAAAACAACCCAGAAAACCGTAACAAACAAAAAACCACCGCAGAAGGGAGGCGTGAAGAATGCAAGCAAAAAGGCTAACACTCGCAGCAGGAACGGAGACAGCGTTTGAGTTTGACCGCTTTTTCTCACGGTCAATAATCGTAAAAAACATGACCGGAGGCGCGATTAAGTTTTGCGATGGCGCGTTTGTCGATGCTGAATCTGCAATCATTCCCGCCTATGGGTGGCAGACCTTCACCGTGACTGTTCCGTATGATGCCGCGCCGAAATTCTATGTCAAGGCTGATGTTGCCGGAGATGTGGAAATTGACTTCGGTTCTGATGGCATGGGCTTCACAAGTAACACGTTTGATTTAGCTGGGATGATACCGCACACCTTGACATTGATAGAGGGCGACGATACAACCCTTGCCGTTAATCTAACTCGACTACACGGGCAAACACTTGACCTTGATAACGCTGTTTCAATGGTAAGCGGGGCGACAGTATTCAACGGTGATGTTATTAAAATCACGGCGCCAACCGCCACCGCTGAAAACTACGCAAAACTCACAATCAACGGTGTAAACTACGGCAGACTTGAATCAGATATGACATTAGTAATTGCCGGTGAAACAACGATTGAAACAGAAGCGGTAGCGCTTGTTGAAAAGACTGTGACACTG